CGTTGGGGCTAATGATGGATGTGTTGTCGCCAAGGAGCTGCGGAGCCCACACGTAGGGAGGGCCAAGGTACTGGAGCGAGTACACGCTTGAGTCTGTGAACACCACAATCTCTTGACGAGTCTGCACTGTTGTAATGATCTCGGAGCCGTGCGAGAGGCGTGTAAAGCCTGCTTGGTTTGTGGGGTCGGGTGTCCAGTTGTAGGGGTCATCCTGCCCAGACCAGCGAATTAACATGGGGTCAATGGTGGCCGAGCCGTAGTCGTTGCAGCCAAACGCAATAATAAAGCGCGAGGAATCCGAGACCGTGAAAGAGTTCACCGTGGTCGGCACGTCCACAATCAATGACACCGAGCCTGTACCTGTGGAGGTTGTAGAGATTTCTGCGCCTGCTGAGTCCAACAGATTGAATGTCAGGCCGTTGACTTGAAACACATAGTACGTAGTCGCCGCAGTGATGCCAGTCGGCAAAGAACCGCCAGAGAACTGAATGGCTGCGCCTTCAGTAAACAAAACTGTAGAAGTCACCAACGTCGGCACGCCCGTCACCGCGCTGTTTGTAAAAGATACCGTGCCGCCAAGGGTGTTCAGGTTAACGCCGCGAGTCGTAAGGGCGGATGCTCCAGACGCATCCCAGTAGTAAATACCGCCACCACGGGGGCCAAAAATCAAGTCTTCGCCGTAGTTAATCTGGTTCCACAACTGCAAGCCAATGGTGTTGGAAACGCCTGCACCCCAACCACCAAAGCCCCAACCACCAGCGCCCCAACCGACCAGAGGGATTTGAATTTGGGGGCCGACATTGAGTTGATATGCGGCAGTTACAGTGCCGCCACCGGGAGAGCCAGATACGTCTGTAGCGTTGGCATTTGCGCCAACAGTGATTGTGTAAGAGTCGACGTCAATAACCGTGACTTGGTATTCTTGATTCAAGATAACTGCTGTGATGTTGCCACCAAGACCTGTAGCCCCGCTAAAGGTTACAAAATCTCCAGTACCGCAGCCGTGCGCGACGTCGGCAACCGTGATGACTGCTGAGCCCAGTGTGGCCGTGAATGGGTTTGTCAGCGTAGCTGTAGCGCGAATGGGGGTGACGTCGTTGTAGCCACCGCCCGACTCAATGTAGAACTTCAGGTTAGTACCAACACCAATCAGATTGAGGTTGCCTAGCGTTACCCAATTCCACAATGAACGGCACACGCCCAAGAATGTAGACGAGGAAATGCGCTGCCAGCCACCAATAACTTCAGGGTTGCCTTGACGGAAACGGATTTTGTCGCACTCATACCAACCACCCTCGGTGGTGTATCGCGTGTTCTCTTTATTCACGCCGGGCTTGAACAGTATTTTCTGTAATGGCATTTTTAGTCCAGCAATGCGCACTCGGCAGTGCGGCGTTTAAGTAGGCCCGGCAAAACCTTGCCGCCTCCCCTAGTCCAGAGCATCAATTGTTCCTTGGCCCCTTCCCAGTCATTGGCGTTGATTTTCCTCTTTAACGTGCTTGTTTGCAAGCGCCCAATGCCAAGGTTGTAGCAGAAATCTACGATGGCGTTAAGCTTACGAGGGTCGCCTTGCGACGCAATCACCAACAGGTTTGGGCACTGACGAATAGCACCCGGTGCGTAAGTATGCAAAAGCTCTGCCATCAACAGTGCTCTGGCCGTCGGCTCGTCCATCGGAGGGTCTTCTAGCGTGACCTTGCGGCCATCAGCGTAGTATGTGGAGCCATAGCCAATCGTCGCCACACCAGCCGGACAAAGGTAGGGCTTGGCCCGATACCCTTCAAACCGGCGGCACAGTTCAGCGGCAAGCTCCAAGTTCATAGGCCACGCTGTTTCAATGTACGGTCAAGGAACCAATAATTTATGGTGCCCGACACCAGAGCGCAAAAGTCCACAGTCATCATGGTCTTGAACACAACTTCAGGAGAAGCACCGGCTTTGTGAGCCTGCCACGCAAACCACAAATGAATGAACGACCACAGCGCCATAATCCAGTATGTGACAACAGGGCGCACGGAAGCCGACAGCTTGGCAGCAAGACCCCCCGCAGCTTTGACCATTTCGGTTTGCTGATTGATCGCAGCTTGGAACGCATCCATAACACCCACATCAATAGCCGCTTCACGGTTAGCGCCAATTTCAGCAAGTCGTTGCTGGCCACGCAGTTGTTCTAATTCGCACTGACGGCTGAACATGGCAAGCTCATGCTCACGCTCGCTCTTTTTGTCAAAGTACTTTAAGACTTCAGGCGCAAGGCGAAAAATGCCGCCAAGCACGCCACCAAATAAACCGCCAGATAGGATTTCAAACATTGGATTCCTTAATCGTAAACATCAGGTTCTTATGTGATGGGTAGTTCACAACCACCTCACCTTCTGGGCATTTGTACTTGATGTGCGCCATCAACGTGGCGACACCCGGCGTTACCTGCGAGGTTGTATCGAGCTTGAACTTGTAGCCAAACTTATCCACGGTATCGCTGGCCGGGCCTGAAAATGTTGCAATGCTGGGCTTGGCTGGGTGTACGACCAATTCAGAATCTCGCACCTCTAGTTTGAACGACGTGACTTCACAGTCGTCCCTAATCTTTTGACGAGCCACTACAGCTTTGAACTCGCCGTTGGCAGGCGCATCGGATATTTGAAAGTGCTCTGGTGCCCACTTGAGGATGTCTTTATGGAACACACCAAACTTGTCGGCAAGCGTGTATCCGCCACCAACCATAGCAGTTGAGGCAGTTATCGCACCAATAATCTTGGTGTAATACTCAAGTTCCATCTCACCCCCACATCCAAATAATTGTGTACGTGCCCCAAATTACGAAGGCAACAATACAGGCCGCCGCAATAATTGCTTCAGCCCAGTCGCGCATTTCTAATACTTGCCCTCTGCAAACACATTGCAGAAAACTGTGCCGTCTTCCAGCGCCTCGATCTCGTGCCACTCATTGGCCTTCAATGTTACAGGCTGGGATTCTTTGGTCATCTCTACGTAGATGTTTTCTTTACGTATAGCGCATCGACCCGCATGGCAAACAGTTGCGTGTGCATACACATGATCGTGTTTTGGCAAACCTTCACCTTTATTGGCGTGGTAAATGTTGAGCGTAGCGCCTTCAAACGTAAAGGTGTGCGCCATGTGAGCCGCTTGCATTACAGCTCCTGAGTGCCCGTAGAAGTGGGCTGCACTGTATCAACTACAGGTTCTGTCTCTGGAGGTTTTACAAACCGCGTGCCATCCCAAGTGTCACCAATAGCGCCATCATGCTGCGGAGCCAACTCCATACCAGCAGGGGGAGTCCAAACTGCGCCATCTTCAAGCGCAACTACGTTGACCACCACTTTTGTAGTACTGTCTAACAAGCATTTGTGTGTCATGTTAATCCTTATGCTGGGAATACTGTAATGATGACTTGCCCGGCGCCGCCTGCACCTGAGTTTCCGCTAGATGAACCGCCACCGCCACCAGCGGGTTGAGTGCCTACCGTGCCAGTTGTACCGCCATTACCGCCAGAACCACCAAACTGACTTACGCCACCAGTAGTTCCATAAATTGCGCCCCCACCACCACCGCCACCGTAAACAGCTTGCCCGCCGTTAAACGTATTGCCGTCATATAACTTTCCACCACCACCGGCACCAGCAGTCTCACTAAAGGCGTCATTGATCCAAGCAGATGGGCCATCGGCAAGGGGGGCGATAACCCGCAAATACGCATCTTGTGCAGCACCATTTGCTCCAGCCGGGCCGCCACCGCCATCAGGCCAACCACCCGGGCTCCAACGTGTGACACCTTTTTGAAGTAAACCGGGGCCAAACAAACCGCCACCGCCACCGCCACTATGTGTCGGATTACCGCAGTTATCCCACCCTGCACCGCCGGGGCCGCCAGCGAATGCGGTAATTAAAGACCCAACGGTTGTATTGCCGCCAGTATTTCCAGCGCCATTTGTGCTCTTTGCAGCGCCACCGGCGCCGACGGTTACAGTCTCTGTTGCCCCCATGCTGGATAGCGTGACCCAGCGTGCTTTGTATGCACCGCCACCGCCACCGCCACCGCCATTAGTTGAGCTTTTACCGCCAGAGCCGCCACCGCCCCAAGCTTGAATCAACACACGTGAGCCTGAAGCTAAAGATGGTTTAGTCCAAGTGCCAGATGATGTGAATGTCTGGACGTTAATGCCCGATGCCGCTACGGGAGAACTGACCCATGCAGAGCCGTTGGATGTGAGCACATTGCCAGAAGTGCCGGGAGAAGTTAAACCCGTACCACCAGAGGCCGCTGGCAAAGCATTGGTCAAGGTCACATTTAAATCAGTACCAATCGACAGCGCAGTGGAGCCGTTGGATTGCAGTGCCAAAACACCAGAGGTGTCGGCTGTTGTTTTGACCCCAGAGGAGCCGGATACTACGCCGTTGTCAGAATTTATGGTACTCGCCAATTTAGTGCTCCTTATGCCGACAGTTATCAAAATGCCAGCGTTTCATTGTCCAAAGTCCACCCATTTTGCCGCATTCAGGGCAAGTGGACAACGGTTGTTTTGCCCCAATCTTTTTTGCCAGCCATACAGCTCTGCCCGCTTCAGACATCGGCGTGCGTGGATGGTTAGCGTTTATCTTGGCAATAGCTTCTGGCGTATGCTTTGCACCCTTGCGGTGACTTGGTTTCCCCAGCTTTGCCAAACTCTGTTTACGTTTGGTTTCTTCAGAAGCCTTCTTGCCCTTGTTATGTGGCACGTTACCCAAGTTACCACCCATACCGCCGGGGCACAGGTTTAAACAGTTGGGGTTGGCTGCCAAGAACTCAGGCGTAATCCAGCGTCGCTCCAAGTCATAGATGTACTGCTCGTCTGCAATCACTAACACTTCATAGCGAAGGTCTTGTTTGCCGTACTTCTTGATGTGGCGGCTGATCCACTTACCACTGCCCCAGTAGCCCTGCTGTATCCGGCCACGGTGTTTGCCCAAATAAAACTTACCGCGCACAACGTCTTCCACCCGATAAAGGTGACAAGCGTCAGTGGCGATACGGGCCGTCATGTGTTACCCCAGTGCGTTAATTTTTGCTGTGAGCGCCTGCAACTCGGCAAGCAGTTGTTCTTTGGTTGGCTCTGCGGGGGGCGCACCCACCACGGGTGGGTTTGGGTTTGTAAATGTTTGACCGTCATACAGCCAACCAATGCTCCCCTCTGTTGCCTCGACAAGGTTTGGCATGAAGTCGAGCGAATCAACTTCGATGGTATTGACTACCACTCCGTTTTCAATTACATGCGCTCTCATTATGCGTACTCCTCGACAATTACTACGCCTGCTTTTCCAGCACCACCTGAATAATCTGAACTGTTGTTTGATCTTCCACCGCCACCGCCCGAACCATATGCTGCACCAGCATTACCAGAGGAATATGATCCGGGAGCCGCTCCTCCACCACCAAAGTATGAAGCGCCCCCACCACCGCTGCGTGAGTACGTCAAACTTGCCGCCACCCCAGTCCCTTGCTCACCATCGCCTCCCGTGACATTAAGGTCGCCTCCACTACCATTTCCGCCAGTCCCACCATACGGGCTGCCATCGGCAGTCCCGGCACCGCCACCGCCACCGCCGCCAGAGCAATAAGCCCCAAAACTTGTCGTTCCGCCACCACCGCCAGAAGCTCCTGTTGAGCCAGTTCCACCAGTACCGGCAGCGCCAATTGTCACGGTCACTGTTGTAATTCCAGACGCAGCAATCTGCTCTTGAAAATACCCGCCAGCGCCGCCACCACCAGTAGCGTAATAACCAGCCTGCGCACCGCCACCGCCACCGCCACCACCAACGCCGTAAACTTTAATCTGAGTCGTACCTGCACCTTTAGTCCAAGTGCCGGATGAAGTGAACACTGTGGTTCTGAGTAACGACCCTGACGAGGCGGTTGCCCAAGTTGGTGCAGACGATCCATTGGAAGTTAAAACCTGACCAGAAGTCCCCGCAGCCGTTGAAGCGTACTCTGTTCCATCACCATAAATCACGCCGCCAGC